GCGTTGGTCCCTTGTCGACGGATCTGGTGGTCGCTTGGGGATGGGACCTGGCAAAGTCTAAGGATTATACCGTCGGCATCGGGCTCGATGTCAAAGGACGCGTGGCCGAGTTTCACAGGTTCCAGCGGTCGTGGGAAGACACGCTGAACTTTATCCGCCGCACCACTGGATCTCTCCCTGCTCTGGTTGACGCGACGGGTGTTGGCGACCCGGTGGTCGAGATGCTCCAGAAGGAATTAGCCTCCAACTTCGAGGGTTTCAAGTTCACCGGGCCGTCCAAACAACAGCTGCTCGAGGGATTGGCGGTGGTGATCCAGCAGGGAGCCGTGACGTTCCCGGCGGGCGTCATCGTCCAGGAGCTCGAGTCATTCGAGTACGAGTTCACCCGCACTGGCGTCAGATACATGTGCCCCAAGGGTGCATTCGACGACTGCGTGTATTGCCTCGCCCTGGCGGTCAAATGCCTGTCGCAGAACCGGGGGCTTGAGGTGTGGGAGCAACTCGGCCGAGCGTCGCGTCAGGCGACTCAACCCGTGTCGGCTGTGCCTCCCCATGTGCCGCCGCCCAGCCGGATCAACGGAGGCGATGGGCCGGTAGGCAACGTCATTCCGTTCCGTCGACCTTCGATGTCAGAGGCTGATCGCATGAACCAGATCCAAAGGATGCTGTGATGGCTGTTCACATCCACATCGTTCACGACTATGGGCCGTTCACCGAGCGGCTGCACCCGCGCAATCCGGGAGGCATGTTCGTGTCGTCGGGACAGTCGCGTGGCAAGTCAGGAGGTGGAGGGCGAGGCAAGGCTTCGCTCAAGGAGATCCATCGCATGTATGCGAGGGAGACGGATCCTGAAAGGAAGAGGAGACTGCGTCAAATCCTCAAGCGAATGGGAGCAACAGTCGAATGACAACCACAGTAGACTCCAACCTGATCATCTTGGCCCGAGTGTATCAACGGACCCCCGAGGCGCTCGACGGCGACGCCGGGCAATTTCTTGAGTATAGCGAGAAAGCGGCGGCGCAGAGAGTCGGCGTGACCGAGATGAAACTGGCCGAGGAGAGACACTCCCTCGAGATGGTGCGGTCGATGGGCCACCAGCTGGGCGCGGAGCACCGCCGGGGCCTGCGCCGAGATGAGGACGGTCGCATCAAGAGATACGACGATCTCGAAGATGAAGACCTCGAGGAACATCCCGAGGAGCAGCCCGAGCAGCGGGCCGATGCGCAAACAAGGCGAGAAAGGGAAGCTGAGCAAAGACGGGCCGATGCCGAGGAAGAGACTCGCCAAGCCGAGCGGGCCACGGAACAGCAGTCCGATGAACCCGAGACTCAACCGCCGCGTCGGCCTTATCCCGGTCGCCGCAGTCGGTAATGGCACTACACGTCTACATTCACGACTGGTGGCCGAGGCGTCGGCGTGACGACGTGAAGGGTCAAGGCAACCCATTCGCTACCGGATCGTGGCACGGGTCGGTGGGCGGCAAGCTCACCGGATCGTGGATCAGTGGCCTCGGGTCGGGGCTCGCGCCCCTCGGCGAGAAGGAGCGCGAGTACTTCACCAATACCTACGGCGAGCGCAAGGCTCCTCGCGGATCGATCCCCGCCATCATGATGAAGTCTCGTGGCGGCGGCTCCTAGGTCATCGGCGGCACCCAAGCCGCGCATCCGGGTGCGGGTCGGTGACTCGTATGAGAATTTTGCAGCTCGGCTGGGCATCGGCACCGAGAACTACGCCACCCAGTCAACCTATGGCTTCAACCCGATCACTCGAGTCCGCACTCTGCTCGAGTGGATGTATCGCGGATCGTGGCTGGTGGGCAAGGCTGTGGACTGCATCCCGCAAGACATGTGCAAGCGGGGCATCAAGTTCCTCGGCATCCAAGACCTCAAAAAAATCGAGACGTTGAAGCAGGGCATGCGCCGGTATGGTCTGTGGCAGCATGTGATGATGACGTTGACCTGGTCTCGCCTGTATGGCGGGGCCATCTGCGTCATGATGATCAAGGGCCAGGACGTGTCGACGCCGTTGCGCGTCGAGACGGTGGGCAAGGGACAGCTCCAGGGGTTCCTCGTTCTCGACCGGTGGATGATCGAGCCATCGCTGGAGGACCTGGTCACCGACATGGACGACGCGGACCTCGGCAAGCCACGGTTCTACACCATCACCGCCGACGCGCCCGCCTTGCCTCGGTTGAGGGTGCATCACTCGCGCGTCATGAGGTTCGTCGGCGTCGAGTTGCCCTACTGGCAGATGATCGCCGAGAACATGTGGGGCATGTCGGTTCTCGAGAGGTTGTATGATCGCCTGGTGGCGTTCGACTCGGCTACCCAGGGCGCGTCACAGCTGATGTATCGCGCCGACATCCGCACATACTCGGTCGAGGGGCTGAGGAAGATCATCGCCGCCGGAGGTCCCGCATATGACGCCCTCGTGTCGCAAATCAAGCATAATGCGCTATGGCAAGCTAATGAGAGGATGTTCGTCATCGACTCGACCGACAAGTTCGAGCGACAGCAATACGCATTCACCGGCATCAGCGACACCATCCTCCAGTTCGGTCAGCAAATATCGGGGGCGATGGATATTCCTCTCACTCGTCTGTTCGGTCAGAGTCCGGCGGGAATGAACGCCACCGGCGAGTCTGACCTGATCACATACTACGACGGCATCCAGCAGAGACAGGAAACCGATCTTCGTCCCAGGCTGGGAAAGCCGTTGCGCGTGATCGCCCGATCCGAAGGTGTGGATGACGAGGGCGTTAGCGACTTCACATTCAATCCTCTGTGGCAGTTGACCGAGGAGGAGAAGTCGACGGTGGCCGAGAAGATCACCGCCCTGGCCATCGCCGCGGTCGAGTCCGGTATCATATCCGAGAAGACGGCGCTCAAGGAACTTCGATCGCAATCGTCCCTCACCGGGGTGTGGACTCAGATCACCGACGAGGACATCGACAGCGCCGACGACCGCAGACCTCCGTCTCAGGCCGAGGTGGCCGAGAAGATGGAAGAGCAGATGCAGTCGTTGCCCGAGCCCGAAGGCGACATGCCCAAGGAACCCGCCGAAGGGGGCAAGCCACCTCCTGGATCACCACCCGTAGCCAAGAACGACCCATTGCACCTGTCGATCACCCGAGGGGCTGGCGACACAGCGATTGTGCGCCGCGAGTTCCAAGGCATCCCCATCGCTATCGAAACTCCCAAGAACGGATGGCGCAACGGGTTCGGTTTGACCAGTACCAAGATGCCTGGCGACTACGGATACATCATGAACACCGGATCGACCGAGGGCGCATACGAAGGCATCGACGTGCTGGTCGGTCCCGAGGCTGGAGCGCCTGACGTATGGGTTGCCGACATGTATCGGCCCGACGGCAAGTTCGACGAGCACAAGGTGCTGCTCGGGTGGTCGTCCGAGACCATTGCGCGCAAGGCGTTGCGCGATTGCTACAAGGATCGAAACTGGCGAGAGCCGCTGACCCACATGACGGTGGAGAACTTTAAGACGTGGCTGTCGTCAGGAGACTTGATGTCGCCCATCGCTGGTCGACCAGGATCGCATCTGCCCGGCCAGGGCTCGGCGAGTCAAGGTGCCGTCGGCGAGGTTCTCGTCGGCGGCACCCGCGATCCGCAAGTGGCACCGCGCAAGAAGCTGTTTAGCCCGAGGAGGGTTAACTGATGTCCAACGTGACGCCGATCAAGTCACCTCCGACGGTCGAGCGGCGCACGGTGCCTGTGGTAGCTACCACGCACAACACCTGGACAGTCGACACGGTTGACCTGATCCTCGTGGGCATGACTAATCGCGGGCCCTTCTCGGTGTTCAACTACGGTCCGGGTAATGTGTGGTGCAGCTGGCGTGACGACATGCAAGCCACAGCCGGTGATCCGAACTCCCTCCTGCTGGTGCCCAACATGGGATACAACTGGGAGGGGGAAACCCTGGCTGGGCAGAACCGCAAGCTGTCCCTGGTGTCCGATACCGATGGCACTGTGGTAGTGACCGTGGCAGGTGGATGATGGGTTTCATCGCAGGCACCGCTACACGATCTACTGGCGGCACGGTGCCGCCAGGCGGCAATGTCGGTAGTGTTCTCGTCAAGAGATCGCTCAACAACTTCGACATGGCATGGGACGACGTGCTGCCCCAGACGATAGCCGACCTGCTGGTATTGACATCGGATCTGGGGCTGAGTAAGGTCTCCCGATCCGGTGACCAGATGACCGGCGATCTGAGGTGGCCCGGATCGTCAGGCATCGGTGCCCTGGTCAATAGCAGTCAAGTCCGAGTCGATGACGGCACCGATGCGAGCGTGGTGACCAGCACCGCGATATATGCCAATATGCTGCAGACTCCTTCTGGATTGGGCGGATTGGCTTTCGGTGTGAACTTCGCCGAAGGCGGTATTTACAAGAGCCAGGGTGGGGGAATAATCATTCGCCAGTCTTCTGATGACTCACGTGTCAGGATAGAGTTGAACTCCGGTAGTACCGGATGGGCGATCATCGACGAACGCGGCGGCACGCTGGTCGGTCCTCTATCCATGGGCAATAACTACATTGCCGATTTGCTTGATCCCAGTTCATCGCAGGATGCGGCGACCAAGGCTTATGTCGATGCCACTGGTGCCGCTAATCGGGTGCTGAAAACTGGCGACACCATGACTGGCGCTCTTACAGTTGTTAGTATAGTGACTGCCGATGGATTTAACTGTCCCGTTGACAATTCGGGTTATGGTTTCTATAGTGGAGGCTTACTTTACAAGAAAGGAGGCGCTGGCCTCGTAGTCCGATTGTCGAGCGGCAACCAGGAGCTACAGATCGAGAATAACAACGGCACCGGTGCGCGCAATGTGCTGACCAACTTGACCGGTGTGCAAAAGACCGGCGACAGCATGACCGGCAACTTGAACTTCCCCAACGTCGGACAAGGCTTGACGGGTGCGGGTGGATGGGCCCTTTATTCAACTACATCAGGAAACCTGGGGATCAATGCCGGGACACTGACGGTGAATGCCAATGAGGTGGTGACTGGCACCTTGCAGTGTAATAATACCTTGTGGATGAACAATGCGGGGATACAGCTTCGAGCGGTTAATAACAACAATAACGTCTACACCCAGTCGCTTAGCTTTGCCAGGGCGGATGGAGGATGGTGGGCTTGGATGAGAGCTTACCAGAACGGTTATTACATCAGTCCGCAAGGAATTTTTGAGCTGTGGACCAATAACGGTGGCTGGGGCAGCCAGCGTGTGATGTGGACGGATACTGGTGCTCCGTCGAATACTTATTTCGGCGGCGACGTCTACTCGCGTGGCGTCAAGTTAATGTCGGACAGCGACCTGAAGGACGAGATCACGCCGGTCGATCCTGTGACCTCGGCGGAGGCATTTGACGTGCTTAACCCGGTGCGCTTCAAGTGGAAGCCCCCAGAGGTTGATGACCCATTGGCGGCGGGTGGCAAGCGGACGATGCCGCTCAAGGATCCCGACCGATACTACTGGGGCTTCGTTGCCGATGACATCAAGGATTTTGTTCCTGATGCCGTTTATGAAGATGAAGATGGGATGTTGTCCTACGATCCGGTCTCCATTCTGGCTGTGACTGTGTCCCAGTTGCAAACGCTTAAGCAGGAGGTTGCCGAACTGAAGTCGAGGCGGCGGTGATGGAGTTCATATCGGGTAACGTCTTCATTCGGGTGATGGGCGAGGGCAAGGGATTGAAACCCGGCGAGAAGGTTGGCGGTCACACGCACAACTTCGACCACACGTCCATCTTCTTCTGCGGCGATTGGCATGTGCGTAAGTGGAGACCGGACAACACATTGGCGTATGACTTCGAGAGACGGGGGCCGTTCCACATTCTGATCGAGAAAGACTCGAGACACGAGTTCACGTTCCTGGGAGGTGCTGATGTCGGGTGGGCATGGTGTGTCTACTCTCACCGCACGCCGCAAGGAGAGGTATCACAGGTTGAGACTGGATGGTTTGACGCATACGAGGCTAATGGAGGTCCCCGTGAGACAAATACCGCTGCGCAACATCAAGATGAACGACAAGCCGAACTTGGATTATAGATTGGCGTTCATCGCCATCGTTACCAATGCCCCTGCCGAAGGAATGACGGTTAAGGAGATGGCCCCGGCGTTGTCGGTCAAGAGGACTCTCGACAATGCCGTCAACGAAGACCATGTGCTCCTTGAGGAAGCCGATTGGCAATACCTGTCGCGTCGGTTGCAGGAGAACAGGTTCCCGTTCGCCAGCGAGGAGATCGCCGACATGGTGACTTCGGTGGTCGACGCTCCACAGGTGAACGTGGCCATCGCCAAGGGTAAGGCAGCATAAATGGGCTTCGTCGTCGGATCGGTCGGCACGCCTGGAACTCCAGGCGCGGACGTCTTCTCCACTCTGGTGGCCGATTTCACCATGCCAGCCGCTGGTGCTGTAGCCACGGCGGAACTATACGACGCGCGCGGGTTCCCTCCGGGACTCATCGCATTCGTCGAGAATGCCGGATACGTGATGGTGGTCAGTCGAGATTTGAACACTGACCAGATCGATGTGCGTAATCTCGGATACGAGATCAACCGACCCCCTGGCACTGTCGCTCCAACCGACTCCGAGATCGTTGGATCTGGACCGCAAGGCATCCCAGGCACCGCCGGGTGGACGATCCTGGCCTTCCCCTATACTATGGAAGCCGTCGGAGTACAGAACGCGGCTCAGGTGAGGAGCAACGATGGGTTTGCCATCGGTGTCACTATCTACATCGAGACGCTGGGGTATTTCCGTCTTGAAAACCGCATCGGCATGGACATGCTGGTGCTTAGCAACACTGGGGCGCGCGGCAATGCTCCTGTGGGCACCGTCGCACCTGTCGACACCATCGTGCAGGCAGCGGGTATTCCTCTGAGCGGATACTACGCCGGTGGATTGACCGGGCAACCTCTGGTCAAGCAAAGCGATGTCGACTACGACACGCGATGGGGCGGCAATATCACTGTGGCTACCATCAGTGCGGATGGTCTGATCTGTCGGAATGATGGTCAAGGTATAGATTTCTTCGGTGGATCATGGCTGCGCAAGGTGACTGGCGCCAACATGGTGATCCGCACCAACGGATTTCAGATTGAGAACCTCGACGCGTCCAATCGGCGCAGCATTCTCGATGCCGGTGGCGGCACTATCACTGGTAGTCTGACAGTGAATAACACATTGATGGCGAGAAGTAATATCATTGCTCGGTCTACTGTGAACAGCGGTAGTCCGAACGCCAGTCTATACCTGCAAAACAACAACGGTCAGAACATAGGAGCGATACTGGCGACCATGACCGGATACACTGGGTATGGCGGACCCGAGTCATCGGTGTATCTCTACAATGGCAATGGCGGCTATGGATGGAACTGGTTCCTGCGCAGCAACGTCGGTCCTTCGACGACTTTCCAAGGCACTGTCAGCGCGGCCGACTTCCTGACCATCTCGGACAGCGATCTGAAGGAAGATATCACACCGGTCGATCCTGATGGTGCTAGCGAGGCCTTCGATCAACTTCAGCCGGTGCGGTTCAAATGGAAGCCGTCGGAGATCGATGATCCCCTATCGCCGACCGGTAAGAGCCCAAGACCACGCACGGACCCGGATCGGGTTTATTGGGGCTTTCTTGCCGATGACATTCAACAGATAGTTCCAGAAGCTGTCTATGAAGATGCCGATGGGATGCTGTCATACAACCCGACATCGATCCTGGCGGTGACAGTATCCAAGGTGCAGCAGCTCGATAGTGAAGTTGGAGCTGTTCCCCAGACATGCCAGGATCTGATCGCCGCCGCGATGAAACCCTTGGAGAAGTCAAAGAAGGAATTGATTGCGGAGTTGGCGAAGTTGGATAAACGTATCAAGAAGATTGAGACTCGGGAGATCGACGCGCTGCAGAAGCGTATCGACGAGCTCAAGCGATGATGCACCTGCACTTGCATCGGGGTGATGTCGGACGATCCCCGAGAGGACCTGTTGTGCGGCGGAGGCTGCCAGCCGCCCTCAACGTCGTGCGACGGGTCCTCGATCACGATGCCATTCCTTTGGGTCTGTATGATGCGGTGCGGGCCAAGGTGGGTGACCTGGCAGCCGAGCATGTGCGCCGGGTTCTGACTACGTTTCCACAGCCTGATCGGCGCATCGTGCGCATATACACCGTCAAGCTGCTGGCCGTGTCGTCGAAGGACGGGCGCACTACATACATCGACTGCCGCACGCCCGACTACGTATACGCTCAGAGGATTGGCGGCGGCACAGGAGCGATGTCGCCCGAGCGGCCGCTGAACGAGCACGAAGAGATCGAATGGATCCTGATGCATCACGGCAAGTTGCCTTACTGTGAGGCTCACCCGATTGCCACCATCGCCGAGCACCTGGTGGTCGAGTCGATGGGGTTCGTCGCGGCGTCATACGAGGAAGTAATGCAGTCGATGGTTCTGTTCACCGAGCACGAGCCGGACGATCAGCCGCCGCCCGACCCGTTCATCGTCTGGGAAGATACTGTGGCATGCGATTGCGATCATTGCAAAGGAGGATGACATGGCAGCCAATTCACCTAACATCGGCATCACCAACGCAGCTATGGCGGGCGTGTTCGCCACTCAAGCTCGAGGGTTGCTCAAACCGATAACCGGTGCAATCTATACCTTGAACTCCGGCGATCACGGCAAGTACCTGAGGACGACGGCAGCTGTAGGCGTGGTGCTCAACGTGCCTGCCGATACGCCCAACTTCTCGTTTCCGCCGGGAGGCGAGACGACCATCGAGGCGGGCGGTGCGGGCGGCACCGTCATCACCCCAGCGGCTGGCGTCACCATCAACGGCGCGAGTGTGGTTCTGGCGCAACATGAAGTGGTGCACCTGCGCAAGGTGGCACCTAACACATACACGGCATACTGATGCTGTCGTCACTCCAGCGCCGGTCCTCCAAGATCCTGGAGCAAGGACCATGGCGCGGAGTGCGCAACGCCGAGAAATCTCACGCTCGGGCGTTGCGGGTGATGGCGCGGCAATGCTGCAACATGGTCAAGGACGTGCCGCCGCACAAGGCTGTCGACATGTTGTATCGATACGCCGAGATCGTCAGGCCGTGGGCCGAGGTGACAGCATTGCAGATGGTGTCGGAGATCATGCGGCGGGATCTCACCGCATGGATACATAAAGGCAAGGAATTGCATCGCCCGTTGGCGGCTCAGGCGAGGATGGTATCGACCGGCGACGCCGAGAGGGAGATGGTGACCCAGCAGACGGATGCTATCGTCGGTTTACCGGTGGCCGCGGCTCAGCGGTTGTCTGAAGGTCACGATGTCAGCAAGGTGGTAGGGTGGTTGGAGACGAAGGCAAATTCGGTGAGCCGAGCGCAGGTGGCGCGCGTGGCGACCAATGTGGTGAGACTCCGGGCGTATTATCTGGGGTCCGAGGGATACATCTGGCGCACCTCTCAAGATGCGAGAGTGCGCCCCCGTCACCGTGCCCTCGAGGGGAAGTTCTTCCGGTGGAACGATCCCCCGGTGGTTGACGATAGAGGCATGCGAGGCCACCCCGGCGATGCTTCGGAATGCCGATGTATCCCCGAACCCGTGGTAGGAGAATATAGATAGGAGATCGACATGACGGGTTTGACCGACTATACAGCCGACGCCCAACTGAACTGGATCACCGGATCGATTGCCATGCCGCCGCTGCCTGCGGTGTTCATGGCGTTGTTCACAGCTGTGGGCAACGACTCGGGCGCGGGTTTCACCGAGGTGCCGACGGCAGGCACCGGATACGCCCGGTCTCAGGTCGCTGGCACATTGGCGGCATCAGCTGTGACCAATGCGGGTAGCCCGCTTCTGACATTCGCCGCTGCGGTGCCTGCTTGGATCGTGCCGGGGATGCGTATCTTCGATCATAATACGCCTGCCGCCATCCCTGTGGGAGCTACCGTCCAGTCGATAGCGGGATCGACAGTCACCATGTCGGCTAACGCCGCGGCTCCAGGTGTGGCCGTCGCCGACGTGATTGGCTTCTCGGTATTCGGTGGCCCGACGGGATCGGCTCCGAGCGTGATCAACAACTCGGCCCAGATCAATTTCCCCACAGCTCAGTTGGGATGGGGCACAGTGGTGGCGTTCGGCCTGTATGACGCGGCTACAGTGGGTGACCTACTGGATTGGGATTACCTGGGCAACTTCGCGTGGCAGCCGACGACAGTCGCAGCGACATCTCCTGCGGCGATGACATCGCACGCGCATGGATTTGCTGTCAACGATCCAGTCGTCTGGTCCACTGAGTTCGGCGGCACCACGCCGACATTCTCGCAAGGCACGTTCACCGGCATTCTCACAGTCACTGCGCCAGTCACCGCTGACGGATACACTCTGACTAACGGAGGTGTGGTGGTCAACGCGTCCGGCACAGGATCTGGATCGGTGCGCAAAATTGTTCAGCAGTCGATACCCACTGGCGTCACCGCTTCGTTCGTCGCTGGGGCGATGATTCTGACTGCCGCATGACCTGGCGTCTTCTCGATCGCGTAAGATTTGCCACTGCCACGGCGGGGACTGGCCCCCTTGCCGTGGGCGCTGCTCTGATGGGGTTCCAGACTCCAGTGCAAGCTGGGGCCCTCAACGGCGACATATTCAACTACGTCATCGAGGATACTGGCGGCGCGTGGGAGATAGGTGAAGGGACGTATTCGTCTGCGGGTCCGACATTAGCTCGAACCACGATCATCGCCAGCAGTAACGCCGGGGCGGCGATCAGCTGTTCGGGCAATGCCGTGGTCACTATGACCTTGCCTTCTTCGTCGATGGTGGCTACACGCAACGGCGAACACTACTCCGGCCCGTTCGCAGGTATGCGCAACAAGATCATCAACGGCGACTTCCGCATCGACCAGCGTTACAATCATGCGAGCTCGAATACCGTCAACGGGTACTTTGCTGATCGTTGGGTAGTGGGGCAATCTCCGGCTACCGTCTACTATTGTAGTTGTCCGGCTACCACAGGATTTCCCGGTTTCACCCATGCCGCATTGGCCGCAGCAGCTGGGGTCTATGTCCCGGCTGCTGGCGATGCGCTCAACATGGGACAGCGCATCGAGGGGCTGAACATTGCCGAGCTGCAATGGGGCACAGCGAATGCCAAGGCGGTGACTCTGTCGTTCATGGCATGGTCTACCCTCGCTGGAACCTATGGCGGTGCCATCATCAACGGCGCTAACAATAGGTCTTATCCGTTTACATACAATATTCCGCTTGCCAACACGGCAACCTACTGCTCGGTCACCATTCCCGGAGATGTCGCTGGGACTTGGGCTGTCGATAACACTGTCGGCATGTATGTGGCATGGGACCTTGGCAGCGGGGCTAACTATCGAGGAACGGCGGGGGTCTGGTCCGGTACTCTATATATCGGTGTCACCGGCACCGTTCAGCTGAGCACGCCCGCCACTCAGTCACTATACATCACGGGTGTTCAGCTAGAAGTTGGCAGCATAGCCACACCGTTCGAGCGACGCCTCGTCGGTGCCGAGATGACGTTATGCCAGAGATACTTCCAGAACCACGCTAATGCTGGTAGTTTCTTCATGGCTGCATACGCATCGACGGGGGGTGCGTCGGTCGCTATGCCATTCTCCCTTCCTACGGTGATGCGTGCAACTCCTACGGTCTCGTTCAATACTACGTGGTCCTTTAACAACGTCGCTGCCATCAACACTTACGTCTCGAATACTACCATCACGTATCTCCTCACTCCGTCAGGGCCTCCTATCTGGATCAGTGCCCTGTCTCCTTCGGGAGCAACTGCTGGCACATGGGTCAACGCGGAGCTATGACATGCGTCTAACTTACATCGACCCGGACCATCGCATGATCGCCGTTCAGCTGGACGACGGCGAGACTCTCGGTCATCTCGTTGGGCCGATCAATCTTCCTATGCTGGCGACGGTGCCGGTTGACCCTGCTAACTTCGAATACGATGAGATCGTGAGAAGGGAATACTCCGTCGATCCTTACGTAGCTTGGACCGAATAGATGCCCGGCATAGGACCCATCGCCGCGTCGCCCATTGGCCGGGATCAGGTCATGTCGATCCTGGTGGGCCGCACGGCCACAGCGGAGAAGTCGTCGGCGCAATCGGTAGCGCGGACAAACATCGTCGCCAGAGGGTCCATCCAAAACGCCGGTGCAGTCAATTCGGCTTCCTTACACGAATACCTGCAGGCGATGGCACGGCACGCATCCGGGAACTTGTCGAAGATTGCGGTGTCACTTCCCATGAATGCTCGGTCGATCACTAAGATTGGCGGTCAATCTTCGATGGCGATGGTGATAAATCTGGTCGGTCGTGGGGCGATGGCCGGGACGGCTAGGGTTGTCGGACGTCTGGGGGTAAACCTGTCTGGGTCTGGATCGACGCGCGTGACGGGTAGTCTCGTCGAGCGATTGACGGTGGCTCTTACTGGGCGGGGGGCGACTCAAGAGACTGGTATCGCCGCTGAGCGTATGACGGTCAATCTGTCCGGTCGCGGGACGACGCAGGGAACTGGGAGTCTCGCTCAGCGTTTGGCGGCGGCATTGACTGGTCGAGGAACGGCGGTTCGGTCCGGTAAACTTGCAAGTGCCGTTGGCACGTTGAACCTGACGGGCCGGTCCTCGACGAACTCACGCATGGGGTTGACGCAGAGCGGCGCGATGACGCTGGTCGCTCGAGGGTGGTCGGGGGTAGTTGGTGCGGTCGCGCCGCTCATCGGATCGGTGGGGCTGTCGGGGCAAGGATCGAGCGCCGAGCAGTCTCGTGCGGTGATCGGCGGCACGGTGCAGATCACTGCCATCCAGGGGAGTTCGGCCTCTGGGGCGCAGGGCGGAGCCGACATGAGCGCCGTGGCCATGCTGCAATCAGCGAGCGCTACGGCTGTCAAGGGTGGGATGACGTTCATCGAGAACGTATTCTTGACGGCAGCGTCATGGGCCATGGTGGCGGGCGGGGCGTCGATAGGAGTGCAGGACGCATTCGTCTATCTAACATCATCGAGCTCGATGGCGGCGGGCGGTCGGGTGAGAGGGGTGTTCTCGGTGCCGTTGTCAGCTGCATCGGCGGTGATGAGATTTAGCACGCTGACGTTTGAGCAGATCATACGACTGGTGGCGTCGTCGTGGCACGCCACCATGGGTCAGGTGCAATCTCTAGACTTCGCCATCATGCCGAACGTCACCCCAGGTCGATACGTGGTCAACTGTGACGGGCGGGTGCGCGTTGTGTCCAGAACAGGTCCATGTCCACCCCTGATGCCAGGTCGATATGTGGCCAACTCGCACCAGCGGGTGCGCACTGTATATCGGACGATATTGAGCCAGGAGCCATGCGATTGTTGAGCTCTGAGCGACGATCCACCTCGGGCACAGTTCGACCTCGCTGCTGTCCCGGTCGCTCGGCCATGGGGGCGGCGCGTTCCATGGCGTCGCCCCCATAGGAGGGATTGATGTATTGCGGTCAAGACTTCGATGTCATCCAGCCAGACGAGACGGACGATTTCACCATAGACTTCGTCAACGATCTGAAGGCGAGTGAGGAGATCTTGTCCGCTCGGGCGCGAGTGTATGTGGCTCGGGCCAGTGTGGGGAGCGATCCCAATCCGATGACTCACCTCTTGAGCCAGATAGCAATCGACGGCACCATGGCGACGGTGAAGCTTGGAGGTGCAATGATCGACGGTGTCTTGTATGGCCTCGAGATCCAGGTGATGACCAACCTCAATAACAAGATTGCTCTATGGTCTCACATCCCGTGTCAGGCTCTCGACTGGACCGGGACGCAATGGATGACGGCCACAGGGGCATCGAGCAGCGGGAGCAACGTCATGCCGATGGTGTTGACCTTGAGGAGAAGATCGGATGCGTGACTACTTCATTACCGAGAGCATCGGTCCCAGGAGACACCTGACCCCCGAGGGGTTCATGATCTGCGAGGCGGTGCCTATCGGACGCACCGGCATCCAGCAATACTCCCGCGACCAGGTGCCTGAGGTTCCTGCTGGGTTTGGCGGCATCGTCGACATGGAGAGACCAGCCGACGAGGTGTTCCGTCCTCGCACCATCGCATCATTCGAAGGCAAGCCGGTTACTAACGATCACCCATACAGCGGCGGCATAGGTCCAGAGAATTACCGGGAGCTGTCCATCGGTCACGTTCAGAACGTGCGTCGAGGTGCGCACCCCGACGAAGATTTGCTGCTGGCGGACTTGTTCATCAATGACCCTAAAGCCATCAAAGATATCAATCACGGTGGCAAGAGAGAAGTCTCGTGCGGATACGACCATGATGTGGTGGTCGTCGATAGGGGTCGAGGAAGGCAGGTGAATATCATCGGCAATCATGTAGCGCTCGTGGATCAGGGCCGGTGTGGCCCGCGATGCGCTATCGGCGACACCGGCAAGGTCAGGGCAAACGATAGGAGAATGACCATGGCCAAAAACTTTATCAGCGACCTGATCTCGAAGGCCTTCATGGCCAAGAGCAAGGATGAGCTCGATGCGATCAGGCAAGAAGCGGAAGGTGTGACGGATGGGGAGGGCGCTCTGATGGGCGGCGGTCCCGATCAGCATGTTCACGTTCACCTTCCATCAGGATCGGAGGCGAAAGTGAAAGACGACAAAGACGACGATGAGGAGAAGGAAGAGAAGAAGGAGAAGTCGGAGGACAAGGCATTGCGGGCCATCGTCCAGGATGGGTTCTCCAAGATCACCGAGAGCTTCAAGAACCTCGACTCTCGGTTGACCAAGCTCGAAGCCCGAGACGCATCGGAGGACGAGTCCACCGATGAGGACGACGAGATGCCTGAGGCTCTCAAGAAGAAAATCGAGGAGAAGAAGGAGAAGTCGGAGAAAGACGAATTTCCTCCGGCCAACAGCGGCAAGGGCCACAGCCTGGGCAAACTCGGTTTCGAGAACCCGCTGTGGAAGTCCGACAGCAAGGATGGTCGCCGCCGATCGGCCAAGGACTCGGTCGATCTGGAGGACAGCTTCGATGAGATGCTGACGCGGGCGGAGATCCTGGTTCCTGGCATCCGCATGCCGACATTCGACGCCAAGCTCTCTCCGCAGCAGACGGTGGACAGGGCATGTGCATTCCGTCGCCGGGTGATCGGCGTGGCGATGCAGAACGACGACGACAAGGACATCCTCGAAGATCTCAACGGCGGGCGTGCCCTTGACCTCAGGCGAATGAGCTGCGACCGAGTGGCTACCATCTTCGACGCAGCGGCAACCATCAAGCAACGGGACACCGTCTCGTCTCAGATGGGATCGGGTCGTCAGAAGAAGACGCTCAACCCGGTCACAAGCATCGCCGATGTGCAGCAGCGCAACGACGAATACTGGAACCCGCGCGTCAACAAGCGCACTCACTGAGAAAGGAGACAGCAGATGGTTGCTTATGCATACCGTATGCCTGCCGGTATTCCCGGCGAGGTTACGCGCTACTCGGTGGGCACCACCATCGAGCAGCAACTGGTCGACCCGAACAATCCGCCTTTGTCGTATGGCATTCCTGTAGTCATCGACGCGGTGACGTTCGGAGCCCGAGGTCTGGTGGCCGCTGACGTTCTGGGCTTCAATGTGCCCTACGGGTGCATCGTGCGACCATACCCGATCCAGCCTTCATCGGCGTTGAACTACGGTGCATCGCCTGTGGGATCTCCGGGTATTCCTCCGACTCAAGGTATCGTCGATATCTTGAAGCGTGGATACATGTCCGTGGCGGTGGCGTTCGCTGGCCCTGGACCTGTCAAGGGTGGCCAGGTGTATATCTGGACAGCCGCCAGCGCCGGGCCTCAAATCCAAGGTGGCTTCACCTCGGACGGGCCCTCCGCCAACGTCATCGCAGCTCCCGCGTATTTCACCGGCCCCACAGACTCAGCGGGGAACGGTGAGATCGCTTGGAACATCTAACAGGAGGAGAGGTA